AGTACAGGTCAAGGCGCAAATGCAATAGCAATTGGTGAAAAAGCAGGTTATGCAAACCAAGCCGCAAACTCGATTGTAATAAACGCAACTGGTGCAGAAGTATACAACACTGGAGCAAGTAGTCTAATAATTACACCAGTACGTAATGCAGTTGGTACAACCGCAGTGATGTACGATGCTACGACAGGCGAAGTAACACATACAGCAACTCCTTCATTTAGCATAACAGGTAATGCTGCTACAGCTACTAACGTAGCATACTCAGGCTTAACAGGCACAGCGCCAACCTGGGATCAAGATACAACAGGTACAGCGGCAATAGCAACAACGTTTACAGTAGCAGATGAAGGCACAGATACTACATGCTTCCCAGTTTTTGCTACAGCGGCAACAGGAAACGTAGGCGGAAAGACAGACAGTGTATTAACATACAACAGTTCAAACGGCACACTATCAGCAACAGCATTTGTTGGAAACATTACAGGTGATGCAGCTGGTGACCATACAGGAACATTTACAGGTAATGTGTTTACTAACTTAATTGACAGTGCTGACTCGTCAGCTATTGTTATAACTCCTTCTTTACGAACATCATCTGATGTAACAATTGATCAAGAATTAAGAGTTGGTAGTCAAAATACATTTGGTCCTAATGGCAAATCAGTAGCAATTATTCCGTCTTATGATACTGGAACTGGTAAGGTTTCCACAGATACACTAGAAGTTAGAGCTATTCAAATTACAGACGCCGACGGTGGAATAATTACGTTAACTGGTGAATTAGACATATCAAAAACTTTAACTACAAATGCCGGACATTTAGGGTTTGGAGATAATAACTTACTAGCATATAGCGGAGTATCAGCAAGTCTAAGAGTTGCTGAATTTACTGGTGATCTTGATCAAGCAGGCGACTTTGAAAATGCTGCAAACTTTAATAACTATATGACTGTTGATAGTACGGTTGCAGACTTTGGTACTGCTGTTAAATTTGCTAGTATGACAACCGGTGTGCGAAATGCACTAACACCAGCGGCTGGTATGGTTGTGTTTAATACTACAGAGACAAAATTACAAGTATACACAGGCTCTGCTTGGGAAGACTTACATTAATAGTTAATACAAACTCATAAAAAAAGCACCATTAAGGTGCTTTTTTTTTGGCTTTAATTTATTAGTGTATTACAATTTTAGTATACATTCAACTAGTTTAGTGCCTTCTTCTTCGTTTGATTCTAACGCTACGCCTACTATTTGTTGTCCGTTAAAGTGTGTACTAGCAATTCCGTTATCATGCACGTAAACCGCTTGTCCTTTGCTCACAGAGCCCGTTACAAGCACTGGAACTCGTCCTTTAAGTGCTAGTGGTTGTCCGTCTGCTTCTGCATTCATTAAGAACGCTGGTTTTGCAGATATAACACCTACTGGTATTGCTCCAAATGCAGCTCTTTCTGATTCAAAACTTGACTGTGCGCCAATTGCCATTACTGTACCTGTTGGGTGTTTTTCGTTAGTTGTATATTTCTCTGCCAAGTCAGCATAGTTTGCGGTTACAGCATTACCAGTTAAGTCACCTACAAAAGTACCTACGCTTAATTCAAGTCCACTTGCTGTAAATGATGCATGGGTTGCGCCTGCTCTTGATACAGTAATGTCGCCGCCTGCACCAGGTATTGCTACACTACTAGTACCATTAGATATTGAAGATGTACTTACACCTCCCACACCTGATGAAATAGCACTATCAACTTGTGCTTGTGTATATGTTTCTGATTTAGCATAAACATCTAAGTTAGTTCTTGCACCAGCGGCTGTTCCAGAACCAGTACCACCTTCAGTTATTGCTAGTGTACCTGTTGCTCCTGCTAAGTTAAGTGAAGTAGATGTAAGTGTTCCTACAGTTAAGTTATCAAAGTAACCGTCACTTGCTGTTCCTGATTCATTAACTTGGCCAACAAATTTAGTTGCTGTAACTGTGCCTGCAGCAAAATCGCCACTTGCATCTCTAGCAACTACATTATTTGCTGTATTTGTTGTTGTTGCATTTAATCCTACTTTAATAGTTACACCTTCAGCTGATGCTGGGTAACTGCTTGGATTTAAACTATCGTTAACACTAACATTTATATATGTTTCTCCAGTATCACGTATTACTCTTTCTATGTAATTGCCTGTTGTATCTGTTCCTAGTGTTACAGAATCTCCTGATGTTGTTAGTGCAATATCTAATGATCCTTCGTCACCATTAAATACTCCGCTACCTGTTACATCACCTGTAAAGTTAAGTGTTAAATCATTTGTCCACTTAGTAGCATTATCGGCTGTACCGTCTAATGCACCAAAAAATGTTGCTGCGTTTAAAGATCCTGTTGCATCTCTAACTGCTACAGTATCAGCAGTTGGTATAACTGCCGCTGATCTATTTTCAACGCCAACTTGCATAGTAGCTGATCGAGTAGCAATGCCATTAAATTGATTTGCTGTTAGGTTACCACTGGCGTCTCTAACCGCTACAGAGCTTGCTGTAGCACTTGCAGAGCCTGTTGCATAGCTTGTTCCGTCTACTGCAATGTTTGTTGCGTTAACAGCTAAATCTGCGTTTGTAGCTATACCTTGAAAGTAGTTTGCATATAAATCGCCGCTTGCATCTCTTGCTGAAATTGTGTTTGCTGTAGCCGCTGTTGATGCACTTCTATATTCTACACCTACTTTTAATAAATCTGATTTTTGACTAGTACCTGTAAAGTTTACAGCATGTACAGTATTCCATCTATTTCCGGAAGTACCTAAATTGTAAATGCCATCACCATCTGGTCTAATACTTGCAGGTCCGCTTGAAGGGTCAATAATAAGTGGAGTTTGTATAGTGCCAGTGCCATCGTATGCTATTAATTTAATTAGACCGCCGTTTGTAGCATGAGTAATTAGTGCATTTCCGCTTGATGTATTAAGTCTAAATTCGTTTGAACTACCAATTCGTAAACCATCTGCGTCTGCAATGTCAACTCTGTCAGTAAATACTGCTGTTGCACGTTGTATAAATTCTACTGCATCAGTGCCACCTAATCTATCTGTGTTAGATGCTGTACCGTGAAATCTTTCTACTCCACTTTGTACACCTGTTGCATCATCCGAGTCAACTAATGTAATACCTTGGTGTATGTAACTAAAGCCCTGTATAGAACTTCCAGTGTCTAATGTAAATGCATCTTTTGATGCAACAAACATTGTTTTATTATCAACTATACCTTTTAAAACATAGTGTTCATGCGGTAATTTTAATTCTGCTGTAGTGTCACTAGGCGATAATAAGTTATCATAAACTAGTGTTTCTACCCATTCTGTTTGGTTAGCACTTGCTTGCTTTGGTCCAACTAATACAAACGCAGAACCGTTATATACGTGTAACTGTTGTTGTACATCATCAAACCATAAATCACCTTTGATTACATTTGATGCTGATGGAGTGCTTGGCAAAACCCCAACTCTTAAATTTGCTAAAGGATTGAAAAACTTATTTGCATTACCGTCATATACTTTAAGTCTTCCAACGCCTTCGTCGTCTGTATCAAACCAAAGTTGACCAGCAATAGGTCTTGGAGGTTGGTTTGCCGAAGCAAAGTTTTCTAACAATGATACAAAATTTTCATTTTGCAATTCACCGTACCCTGAATAGTTCTTACCGACTAGTTTTAAATCAGTAGTATTATCAATAGTACCGTCTTCTATTATTGTTAGAATAGTATTATTTGTTTTTTCAATAGTATATGCCATTATTTTTCATTCCCTATGTGCGGTATATGTATTTATCAGTATTAGGACCAATTAGTCTCTGACTGTTTGGTCCATACTTTACCACTACCAGGGTCAGTTACTTTCCAAACTTGCTTCTTACGTGTTACTGACAATGATACTGTACCCGTTGCACTGTTAAAGTTAATATCTTCTAATAGAGCTTGCGGATTTTGCCCTCCATCTGCTCCTCCAATACCAGTAAAATCAACTGATATAGTTTCTTTTGTTGCAGATCCTGCAACGTCAATACCTGTAACTGCACCACCATACTGTGTAGTAATAATGTTTGCTACACTATTAAGTGTCTTTGCTGTTGGGTCTTGATAAAAATTAAGCATTGACTGTAATTCCTCATCAATACTTGAATAATTTGCTGTTGGTAAGCCAGTAATATCAATTTGCATCATTACTGGTGAAAATGCTAATTCTGTATCTACATATCCTTTAGTTACTACATGATCATTTGTATCTTCAGTATCACTAGGATTATCTACAACGTGTCTAGCACTTAACGGCGTACCAACATTTTTAATTTTAGTAGCATTAAAGTCAACTGCTGACTGACTTACAATCTTTAAGCCTGCATTAAATGTAGTAATTGTTGGCGTTGCTGGGGTTGTTCCTTCGTTATATGTAATTGTTAGTCCTGGGCCCGGTATTGTACTACTTTGTCTTACTCTTACAGTATCTAAAATACCAACATTTGCTAATCCTGATGCTGTTGTAATATCTGTACCAAGTGCGCCTGACGATATTACATCATGCCCATTAATTTTATATGTTTCGCCTGTAGGAATATTAACACTATCATTCAATTCAAAGAATGGACCATTAGTTAAGTCATTAATCCATTTGATAGTTTTGTCATTTGCATTAGTACTACTAGGTGCGCCTTTAATTGTAACACCTGCACCAGTTGCAGTTGCATCTGAACGCTGTATTATATTTGTTGCTGTAATGTTTACACCGCCACTTGTTTGTAAATCACCTTTACCGACTATTGTTATTTCATCATTTCCAACAAGAAAGCTATTGTTTATTGGTTCAATAACCAATTTGAATGAGTTGTTAACAATATCAACCTGATATTCTTTAAATGTACCTGTTGCTAATATAGTATTACCTGTATGACTTTGTGTTACTTGGTCACCTACCGCAAGTGTGTCAGCAAATGAGCTATTAACTTGTCCTGATAAAGTTATAATTGTATCTGCATGTCCAAGTTCGATATTATAATCATCAACTGTTAATGTTGCTGTTTCTAAAGTAGTATTACTACCTTCAATAGTAATATCGCCTCTAACTCTTATATCACCAAATACGTCTAATGTAGCTGTTGGTTCGTCAACAGTTACGTTAATTCCCATATATCTGTTAACAGCGTCAACACGTATTGGATCAAATTGTCCAACAACGTTTGATGCAACTAGTCTAAATCCTTGATTAACAAGATTACTGGATAAGTTAAGGAATGTTCCAGAAACATTTAATCCTGCTTGTCCTGTGTCACCAATTGTTAATCCGCCCTTAGTTTGAATATTCAAAATACCAGTAGTTGTGCCTTCTGCATCAGATGGTAAAAACTGAGATGCTGTTTTTCTTCTTAGTAGTCCTGTATTTGGATCAGTTTCTGAAGTAATTAAACTTGTTGCTGAATCAGCAACACCTCCAATTCTAAAATTATCTTTATCAACAATATTAATACCCTTTAATACATCACCTGTTAATCCTGGTAATAAATCAACGTCATCGGGTCTTGGTGTAAATGTGTCATTACTAATATAAGCAAATGCTGCATTACCAACTGACCATTTAATAACTGTGTAATTCAAACTTCTTGTATCAACAATTCTTAATGTTTCAAATCCACTTTTACCTTGAGATGAAGTATATGGAGGTCCTACTAGTACTATGTCGCTTCCGTCAAAGAAGTATAACTGGTTGTCATCATTGTTTATCCAAATGTCACCTGCCACCATTTGTGGTTGTGTTGCACTAATAATTGGACCGTTTGCTTTAAACGTTGTTCCGTCATACACTTTTAATCTATTTTCACTAGAATCAAACCAAAGTTGACCAGTAATTGGTGTTCCTGGAGTTGCTGTACCGCTAAAGTTTTCTAAAAGTTTAATAAAGTTTTCGTTTATAACTTCGCCAAAACCTGTATAGTTTCTTCCAATTAGTGTAATGTCTGATGATGTTGTATCAATCTGTCCGTCAACTAGTTCTACTAGTAACGATCCGTCTGTTTTGTTTAGTTTATAACTCATTAGCCCCCAACTCCTGTGTATATAATATAATTAACTGTTAAGTATGGGTTCATTAAACTTACAGCATCTCCTGTACCGCCAGTTTCCATGCCACCTGTTCTTGGATATTTTAATCCGTTTGCTGTTCCTACTAAGTTTGTATCAATAATAGCATCACTATCACCTGTTGTAGTTGAATCAGGATTAATAACATAATACTGTTGCGGTGTTGCTCCATCATCTTTAAGTTCATGTTTGTGATCAGGTAAATTATCAACTGTAATAGTTGTAGTTTCAGTACCACTTTTAGCACCCAATGTATCTGCTGACGGAACAATATTTGCTGCTGTGCCGCCCATGTTATCTGCACCTAACGGTAATCTTCCTCTTAAATCAGGTATTGAAAAGTAGCCTGTTGGAGAATTATTATCGTATGTGTTACCAATGACTTGAGATAGTTTTTCGTATGCTGAAGTTAGTTCGTTTTGTCCATGACATAGTAGCCACCCATCAGGTGCTGTAGCACCTGCATACGGAGCAATAGTGCCCACTGGTGTTAATCCTGTAATTTGATCAAATATTGTTGATCTTCTTACTTTGTAAATACCAATTTCGCCACTAACTCTGTTAACTAAAAATTCATCGTCTGTTTGTGAATTATCTTTAATAGTTTTAGCAGATATAAATTCGTTTGTAACTTGTGTTTGGAAAGTAACTGTACCTTGTTGACCGTCAAAGTCAATATCGAGTAAACTTTCAACGTCACCTGTCATTCTAAATACACTTGGCGATGATAGTTTATCAGCACTACCTGCTCTACCACTAACACTACCTTGTACGTTTCCGTTTAAAGAACCTACAAACTCAGTAGCATACATTGCTTTCCATTTATTTGTTGTACTACCTATTGATCTTAAATTATTATCCTGAGGAAGAATGTCATTCAATGACGAGTTACCTAGTACACTAATACCGGCACCTACTGTTAAGTTCTTTGCTACAGCTGCACCACCTGCTAAAATTAATGATCCTGTACTTACTGATGTACTATCAGTTAATCCGTTAATAATTACGCTCGAGTCAGTCTGTATGTCGCCGCCGACATCTAATGACTTTTCAGGGTTTAAATTGTTTATACCAATATTAGTATTACTATTAATCCTTAATGGAGTTGCTGTTACACCCGCATTATTAGTTTTAAAATCAATACTTGATCCGCTAATATCATGACTAATAACGCCTGCTTGACCGGTAATTCTTAATCTTAACGAATTACTAAGCCCAACACTTATTCCTCCATCATTTTTAATATTAAGTTCTTGCTCTGCAATATTAATTGCACTCTTTCTCATAAAGTCTGTGGACGGAACTACAGCACCATCAATTACTAAATTTTCTGCTTTTTCTGCTGTTCCTAAATATTTAGGAATACCGTCGCCTGTAATATCTTCTGTAGATAAATTATAACCTGGCTTAATAATATCAAAACCTTCGATATCTGTTTTTGGTATAAACGTATCCTTTGACATAATAGCAACAACTTTGCCGCCTATTTCAACTTGTAAAATATCAAATATAGCATCAGTAGTAGAAGTAACTTTTACAGGTTTAGTACCTGTAGCTAATCCTTCTGCAAATTCAGGACCTACTAGTAACCAGTTTGACCCTGCAAACAAATATAACTGTTGGTTATCAGTATCAACCCAAAGATCACCTACGACCGAGTTAGATGCTTCGGGTGCTAAATTAGCTTTCTTCAAGCCACCTGCAGCTACCCAAGTAGTACCGTCATATAATTTAAGCTGGTCAACTCCTGGTGTTGTATCATACCAAAGTTGTCCTTCTGTAGGATTAGTTGGAGATATTGTATGTGCAAAATTCTCTAATAGATGTAAAAAGTTTTCCGAAATTGCTTGTCCATACGCTGTTGTATTTCTTCCTGGTAAACTTAAACTAGTTTCTGCGTTAAGTGTATTGTCCTCAATTACAATTACACCCTTATTAACCTGATCTGAATATCTAATATTATATGCCATGTCTACGCCTCATTAAATCCGGTTAAACTTTGGACCCTTACTGTATAATCAATCTGTATAAGTCTGTTTAAACTCTTTTGTACTGGGTGGAAAATAACATGTGTTAAAAGTTTTCCTAGGCCAGTTCCTTGTGCTGAACTTACTAGTCCTAATTCGTCAAAAACAAATAAACTTTCTGTATCTGATGCTGTATCAAAAGCGTCTTGCCCGCTGGGCTCACCGTAATCTAATAAACAACTTACAAGTATATCAGTATAGTTTGTACCACTTACGTGTCTTGTTTCAATTTTGTTTCTTACAGGATCAGTATTATTAGGATCTACAGCAACAATTTTTTCAAATGTTTGATTATATAAACTTGCATTTGAGCCTGTTGAGTTAGGAGTTAGATAGGTAATAATTCCTGTTGGATCAACTGATGTTCCACCGTTACCAAATGCCATTTTGTAAATTGGCCCTTGCCCTACTGAAGCTAAACTTTCAGCAAGTGCAATACTCATGTTCTCGTAGTGGATAGCGTTCCTTTTATCAATAAGAACTTCTCCCGATCCTGGGTCTGTAATTTTAATGTGTCCTTGTAAAAGTACACCATTCATGTCTTTAAATTTGTCTGTCATATTATCCACCTATACTGTATTTATTTTGGTAAGTCAATTGTTTGATCTCTCAAGAACTCTGCAATTGGATTTTCTGCAACTCTTAGTGATTCTCCTGAACTTTGCCATATTTTTCCTATTTTCCTTATTATAAACACTTTAGTTCCTGCTACCGGAACAGTATTCAATGTTACTGTATTACTACTTAGCGTAAATTCTGCATCTACTGTAATATCTGCTTCTGGACTATCTTGATCAATAGTAGTATCAAATACTTGTATTGCATTTTTTCTTAGTCTTCTACCTGCAACAAATACCTCAAATTCGTTAATATTAGTTGTAGCCCAGTCTAATATATACGATGCTGTTGAACCGTCTGCTTCAAACTGTAGTGTTCTTATCTCATCAGTATAAGGAACTGTTTGATAAGCACTCTGGTCCATCATTTCTTCGCCTGCTTTGTATACTTCTTTAACACCTGTACCTAATGTACCACGTCTTAATTGAGACAGTACATTATTTTCTACTTTAAAGTATTCTATTCTTTCTCCGTCTATAAACACTACTCCAGGAACATTAATACTAGGGTCTGGTTGACTAATTCCTTCTGCACTAATTAGTGTAATACTATCGTCATAGTAGTTTAAATTTTCATCTAACGCATAAATCTTACTATTATTTAAGCGTTTGTAATGAGTTCTGTTTAACATATCTTTGAATATTCTAAATCCAAATTTTTCATTAGCACGGTTACCTGCAAAATGTACAATATCTAGTCTGTCGCTCTTTACTAACGGCTTTGTAACTTTTAAATATTTTAAATTTTCAGTTATTGTATAATCTATGTTAGCAGATAATAACTGCCCGTTCAATGATACCCAAAGATATGCTGGATCAATTGCTGGGCCCCGTAATTCTACTAACCCTTGTGTTAACTTGTTGTATTCGTAATAATCATCACTGTCTATTACAAGTGTACTTCGTGTAATAATATCCTGTGTGATACGTTCTATATTTTGTATGTCATGTTTATTAAATTTATAAACATCTACCTTAGTACCTGTTGTTGGAGTATTGTTAAGGATAACTCTATCTCCAGATTCAACTCCTTTAAATCCAGTTACTTGAGTTGCTGTTGCTCCACTTGATAGTCCTTCAATTTGTATTGTTGGATCATTTGTTAGTGTTGCTAGAATAGCAGTTGAGTCACCGATTACTGTAAGTTTACTACCTGTAAACGTTCTTACTGTTGCTTCGTGTTGTGTACTATCTGCAGATCCTATACGAACTTCTTCGTTCTGTGAAAATTGTCCTGTAATCGAATCGCTGTCTAGTGTCAATTCAACATTTCTATCAAACTCGTATTCACCGTCATTAAGAACAAATACATCTAAAGTATCACCATTGGATCCTATGTTGTCAAATAATATAACAGCACTATTATTGAAATCCCAGTTAAAGTCTTGTAAGTAAGTTAGTTGTATATCGTTAAGGTATACAGCAATATCTTCCGGACTAACTGATGCTCTTGCTACTTGATGTAAATCAAATGTATATTCTCTGCTAGGAGATATTATAAACTGTTGATTGTACCCTGGATATAATATTTTATTATCAACTTTAACAACTACATTGTGGCTTAATGGTAATGAACTTGTAGGTGCTGTTGATAATGTAAATCCAACACTACTTCCGTCACCTTCAAATCTATCTACAGTTACTTCACTATAACTTACACTAGTTGATGCATATACAGCATAATATATAAACGACCCTGCTTCTGGAGGAGTAATAAATTTAAGTCCTACTAAACCAGCCCTGCCATCGTACGATGAATCTGTTTCAAATATTTCTGCAACAGCTTTAGTGCCATCTATACTGATATATGTTGATATGTTTTGATTCCATAAAACATTAGTTACAAATATTTGTGTACTTCCGTCTGCAATAAAGTTATCAATATCAAGTATATTTTCTCCGTTGCCAGCCATTGATATGATTGACACACGTTGTCCTACATTTAATGCTTCAGTAAATGTTATTGTCTTACTAGTAAAATTAATTTCATATGGTAATTCATTTTCTTCGTTTGGTCCCAATATTATATTATCTACTTTAACTATTAGAGATTCAATATTATGTGGTAACAAACTTAAATCAAATACTTTGTTTTGTGTTGCTGATGCTGTATAGTTTCTTACAGCAATAGCACTTCCGCCGTCTGCTACTTTATCAATTACTGTAATGTCTAATGTGTCTAACAATTGTCCTGGAACTAATTCTTCAGGTCCTTTAGACGTTGTTGACGATACAAAATTATCTCCGTCAATTGTTATATCTTCAGATTTTAATCCTGTTGCTGTGCCATATGCAAGATTGCCGCCTTCTACTACAGTATCAAGTGTAAATGTATCAGGAAGGAAACTACCATCACTGGACGCTTTTCTAACAATAATAGTATCACCGTCTACTAATGGCTTATTAATATCAAGCCCATCGTTGTCAGTATAAATTATTGTTTGCTCGCCGTCGCCTGTTAAACTTTGTGTTATTGCATTTGGATTTGCTACAGGATTGCCTGTGCCAAAGTTTGGATCATCAATTCTTACACCATTTAGGTATATGTTGTAAACTTCAGTATCTTCTAAAGGCTTAGAAAGAGTTATTTGTGTTGTACTTCCGTCTAGTGTAATTATTTCATCTTCAAATGCATCATCATAACTATCCCAGTTATTTGCATACCAAGGAGCATTATCCCAACCTAAGTCTTGACCAAATTCGAAACTCTTAACTTGTACGCCACCGTAATCAACGCCATCCATTAACTGTGCAAAGTCTTTACCATAAAGGCCTGTTTCTGCTTCATAAAGGAATTGTATACGTTCTGCTGCATTAAGTAGTTCTAATGATCTATTGTAAGTAACTACAATAGTAGAACCTAACAATGGTGCAAAACTAAATTCAATTTGTCCTGTATTTCTTGTATACCCTTTTGTTACATCTGAAACATTTTTATATATGTATTGACTACTTAACGCTTGTATACCGTCAATAGTTATATCAATAGCATTTGTTTTTAATTGTACTGGCCATTTTGTATTAAATTTAAGTTGACTTCCGGTTGCTGTAAATGTTTCAACTTCTTGTATATCAGATAAACTAACCTCAGAAGCAATTCTATCAAACTTCTGTGCAATCCTTGTTGATCTAATTTTACCGTTAATTAGTATAACTGAAACAATTGGCTGTGTGCCGTTTGTTTGAGTTCCTTCAAACTGTATTTGCGGAGCTGAGTAATATCCTGTGCCAGGATCTAGAATTTCAATTTTCTTAATTATTCCATTACCAATAAATGCTCTTGCTGTAGCACCTGTGCCGCCACCGCCGACAAATGTTACTAGTGGTGTCTCGGTATATCCAGACCCACCGTCTTTAATAAGTACTGATCCTACACTGTAAGAAGAATTATCTACCCAATGTTTTGCAGGATATTGTGTTACATCTGTAAGAACACTTGACAATACGTTATCTTTGACAATAAAGTCAGACGGTATAATTTTATCAAGGTTACTATTATATTCAGCTGGTAAATCGTAATCTGCTATAACTGAACTTGTATTATCATTCCCTTCATATGCACTTAAATATTCTCGTATATTAGTTTTATAGGGCTTAACTTCATTTACATATTCTTCAAAACTAGGTAAGTTATCATTTTGATAATTAGTTTTTTGTATTAATTTACCAACATTATGTTTTGCTTTAATAAAACTAGTTTTAAATGCCCAATCTACATATGTTTGTTCTGAGAACACATATCTTAAACATGCAAAAAATAGATTGTTATATTCTATTTCTAATTCGCCTATAAAGAGGTTATCACGTAGTGCTATTAGTATTTTACGTAATGCTGTCTTATTAGTAGCATCACTACTAATTGAATCTACAAACTGTAACGTGCCGTTTTCTCTACCAATTGTTCTATAGTTTATTGTATAGTCAGGAACATCAGCATTTAATGTTTTCTCTAAAAGTAACCAACCGCCGGTTCCAACATTTTCAACTTTAACAATATCACCGATACCGTCATTAATAGTATTCAACTCATATGTTTCTTGAATAAGATAATCAATCGATGTTAATTGACTGTATCCTGTTTCATACCAATCTAAATAGTTCCAATAATCAGATACATCAAACAATTCTTGTGAACTAATTTCAAATTTTTCTGTTGTGCTGTTCCAAGCATATATTGCCCAGTCACCGTCTAGTGTTGCATCAGCATTTACTAATACACTTAACGGACGTATAGTTAATGTTAACGATTCAGCGTAGTTCGTGCCACCGTTAATAACTGTTACAGAAGTTAATTGTCCCAGAGCATTAATTGTACTTTCTAACTCTAAGCCTTCACCTGTACCGTTTATTGTAATTTTTGGGCCGCGTCTAGTACCACCTACGTTTATATTATAAGAAGGGTCTGCATAACTATAGCCTTTATCAATAATATTAACTTGTGTTACTATGCCGTTAACAACAACTGGTTCTATTTGTGCAACTTTTGCTTTCGCTGTACCAATAGTACTTAATTCTGCATCAGTATCAACTTGCCTATCCCATAATGCAGAGATTGCACTTGGTGCAGGGTCTTTTTGTAATAACGCTGTGATATTATAATTATCATCAATTAACTTCTCTTTTATAACAGAATTTACTCTGGTAAATGCTTGAGTAGTTGCTTCAACCCTATCTACAAACCAACTTTGTCTTGGTCTGTTTAATATACCGTATTTTTGCTTTGTACTTAATGCTGGATCTGGTACAGGTCTTCCATATGCATCTTGTCCTATGATACTATCAAACCATTTAAGCTCTAACGTTGATTTAGGTTTACTTGTATATAACCCTTCACTAATTATCTGGTACTCGTTATGTACATTAATAGTTTGATCGTCAATAGTAAAGTATCTAAAATTAGCTGCTACTTCATCATTTACAAATAATTTATCACAGTTTCTAGTTACAAAACTATTTTCAGAAAGCATATTAGCAAACTTTAAGTTTTGTGAAACCGGATCTGCTATTATTGCTGCAACATCATATGCAGATTTAGATCTATTTTCAGTGTCTGGTGTAATTTTTTTATCTTTAACCCAGAAATAATATTTTGTAGTAAACGTACTTGAAATCTTATCGTATTCTTTTCTAGTACAATATGCTGTTTCACCGTATTTTGTTTTACCACTTATTCCTTTACGTACTCCTGCAGGCGTATCTGCTTGTGTGTCCCACTGTGTTGGAGTTAGTGTTGTTTCGATCCATTCATAAATATCTATCGATGCACCCGGTGCTAATGTGTTCCAGCTATTTGAACTGTAAATTGAATCGCCTTGATATGCATTTAAGAATTTTGTTGTACTTAAATCCCACCAAAGTTTTCCAATATTTGTTACACTCCAACTATTATACTCATCAACTGTTACATTTGTATCTGAAGCAATAGTGTATGTTGCAGGATCGTAATAAGTTTTAAATGCTAAATCTTGTTCTGCAATTCCTGATATTTTACCTTGTACCGGATCAATTAAATCTAGTGAAGTTAAATAATTATTTGAAGTAGTGTTGTATAAAAACGATCCTTTAAACTTATCAAGGTCAACTTGCGGATTTGGTTTTCTACTTAATGTCCAAGTATTAACGTTATCTTTTTCAAACTGTACAACTTTACCTACTTTGTCGCCAACTGTGTCGTTTATTAATCCTACGTAAACTTTGTCATTCTTAATAATAATATCTCGACCAAAGTCTTTAACATCAAAATCTCTGTATGATAGTTGTTGTCCGTACACTAGTGCATCGTTAATTCTTTCGTACAAGTAAATAGCACCACTGTCAATAATTGTTCTACTAAAGTTTGTAAACCCATTATCAAAAACTGTTCCGTCATTATCATATGTAGTATCTAATTCAATATTTCCGTTAGCACTTGACACAGCTAATTGATTGCCGTCAAAACTTAGTTGGTAACCAAAGTTCTCAATTGGTTCGCTGTTCTGTGCAACTAATGTTTGTATTAATTCATACCCTGTTTCTTTTTGTGAATATACAAAAACTTGTCCTTGTCTAGCGGACAAATATGTTGAGCCTGGAGCACCTACTGCAATTAGTTTTCCGTCATCAGCGACACTAATTGTTTCGCCAAACTCTATTGCATCGCTTGGAATTTCTAAAATTTGGTATAAGTTATAATGTTCATCATGATACTTGTAAACTGATACACGCTTTATATCACCGTATGCCGATATTGCAGCAATTGTTTTTCCGTCATCACTAACATCAAACGATGATCCAAAATCTGTTACATCATTCTCTAACGTTGAATCCTCAGCATAATTATATCCTAGTGTGTTAGGAATAGATCCAATAAAATCAATATGGTCGTTAAGCAGTATCCATTTAGATGCTGTAAATGCTTCGCCTTGAATGTTAGTTAATGCTTTATAAAAATTATTATTGTAATATACAATGTCATCAATATAATATATTATTGAATTATTATAAATGCCTCTAAACTTGTCATCTTTAGATAATTGCCAGTCATATACTTTGCCAGTTTCGCTTGTACCTTTTAGTACTGAGTAAATCTTGCCTGCGCCTTCTTTACTGTTTATTAGTAACTTGTACAACTCTCCAGTTTTAACTATTTTTAATTGTTGTCCTAGTCTTCTTTCACTTATCCTATTTGGTAATATAAACCCATTTACTAAGTCATAACTCGAAGTTGTTGTATTATATTCATAAACATAAAATACGCCTTCGTTAGTAAACGAACTTGCAAGTGCTGTATTAACTACTGGTATGTTATATACCTTTTCCCAATCATTATTTGCAACTTCAGGAACTAGTGATAAACGCTGTGTTCCGTTTCTATTTTCTTCTACCCATGTAAAGTACTCTAAATCAAATCCTGATATTACATCACTATCAAACGAAGCAATATCAGTTGCCCTATTTCGTGTTGGTATTGGTAAGTTCTGTGTATGATCAAATACAAATAATTTACCAATTGTGTTATCACTAATTGAAGTTCTTATTGATGTACCTATTACATTTGACTGAGTTTGTACTGAATCAATAAAGCGTATTTCGTATGCTGGTAAACTTTGTGCGCCAGCAGGACCGTAATCTGCACCTTGTGTAAATGATCCTGAAATAACTTTGATATAATATCTTGCATCATTACCGTCTCGTTGGTAATAAACAATCTCAGCTTTACCGTTAGTGCCTTCTACTAGTGTATCTCCAATCGATACTTGATTAGTTGTATCACTTAATAATACATCAACGTATCCGTCCCATATATCACTAGGTACATGAGTACCATTAATAATTTCTGTAGTTAATCCACTAAATGTTTCGTCAGCTATTGTGCCATCTATATTTGTAATCTTGTTTAACCAAACACCAACCTTAGGATTTAATCCTGCTGCACGGTCTGCAACAACTTTGTCACTTATAGTCTTGTCTGCTCTAAGTAACCATTTTGGTGATAACAAGTCAATTCTTGCATCAGCGGCTGTGTTAGCATTACCGTTATAACTTATGTTAGTAATATAATGACTTTGCTTTTGAAGTACTTTACCAGTTGTAAGTTGTACTGGCGGTATACTAAGCAAACTTTGTATACTTGACTTATATGGAAGTGGTGCCGACACATCGCCAACTAATCTTACGTCTTTTAGTACTATACTAGGAGCGTAATCAACTAATCTTGCATTTGGATTAATTTTAAACCCAGGCTCAATAGTATCTAATGATATTTTCCAATATCCGCCCAATACATCACTAGTTTCAATTTTTTCATGTGCAGGTCTTATAAATTCACCAATTCTAAATGTTGAACTTATTTCAAGTGTTCCTGATTCAGTAAACACACCATTTTTACTGTTAGCGTATATTACTAGTTTACCTAATTCAAATTTAGTATATACAACTGTTGCATTTCCTGTACTAGTTGTTATTTCGTCCCCTATTACAGGAACGTTTAGTGGATCAAGTATATAAAATATTTCATCTACTTTACTTTGAACTGTATGCACATTACTTGTAAGCCAGTTAGTGTCTACACGAACGTCTGTATCAATAATTTCAACACTAATAGTACTATTAGTATAGTTAACTCCGCCTGTGATTAAATTAACAGCAGTTATTCTACCGTTTGTAACCGTTGCCGATGCTGTTGCACTATTGCCAGTGCCAGTATCTGTAATTTTTATTATAGGAGCAGTATACCCTGTACCTTGAATAGGAGTAGGATTACTTGGATCAGCTAAATCGTTTTTAATTGTTAGGTTATAAACTGTACCATTGCTGTCTAATTCCCATTCTAACTCGCAACCAAATCCAATCATTCTATTATCAAACAGTGATCTAACTTTTCTTAGGTTTCCGTTGAAGACTCCTCCAGGAATTGCACTGCCTTGGAACTGTGCGCCTTGTGTATTATTTGTTCCGTCAACTAGTGTATCAATAGCATATGTTGTATACAAATAAACTTCTTTAGTTGACTTAACTTTTACATAATACTTGTTGTATTCCAGTCCTGTAATACCTTTATTTTGTACTACATTAAGCGGCAATGTTTGATCTGAATTATCAAACCCTGATGTTGAAATAGTATCATTAGGAATATCAGTAACTAATATTTCGTCACCGTCTAACAACCCATGCTCTAAGTTTGTTTGTAATCTAATACCTGTAGTAACGTTTGTTACGTTTTCATACTCAGGAGGAACACTTTCAAATTTAATATCAATTATTTCAAACTTATCAATTGGTTCGTAACCATGACTTACTTCATTCCAATCAAAGTATACTTTATCTCCAGGTACACTACCTTCGTACGCCCCCGCTGGAGCTCTTACTAAGATGTGATCTGTTTCAGTATTAGGTAATGGATAGTCACCTGTTAATATATTTTTACTTTCGCCAACAGCTTCCCAGTTAGCGGGTATTCTTGAACCCGGATTTGACCTTGCTACAGCAATGTAAATATCTCCAAGGTATGTTGTAATATTTCCAACGTTATATAGTGTAGATTCACTAAACGAACTATATTTGTTTAGCAAGTAATCTTTAACTTGTGGTGCTGATTCAAATGTATCAAAAACAACATTTGCTGTTTGACCTTTTACAATTCTTCTTGCTTTCCATAAACTGTTGTTATACTCAACAATAGATGCAAACGGATATTCTACACTTGCATTAAAATCATCTTTAAAGTTAGATTTTACATTTGATGCATCTGGTGCTGCAATTACTAAGTATTTGCCGTCTGTGCTCATTGTAATTGATTCACCAAATTTTGAATTTGCTTGTGCTATATCGGTTATAGGTGCAATTTCTTGGGCCAATGTTGTAGTTGTATCATCGCTAGTATAAACAAGTACTTTTCCATCTTCATTGTTTGGAGCACCTATAGCAATTATTGTATTATCATTAGATGCAGTTATTGAACTACCAAAATTTGGATTAGTTGAGTCAGACTCTAAAGGATTAACTATTGTTAAATTTTCATGATAAGATGCTGAGTTTTTAATAACTCCCCATGTATCATCTCCCATATTATCAATCCACAAAAGTTCTCCATTGTCAATAACATTTTGTGTATATATGTTTGCATCTGCTAGTGTTGGTACTCTATTACTTGCAAATTTTGTTAATACGCCTTTGGCATTAATAATAGGATCTTCAAGTGCTATTGTAGATGCAACTGTTACTGTGTTAGTTGCCGAAGATGTTACTTTAAAAAATCCTTCAAATCCAGTTAAGTTTGTAATACCAATTATGTCGTCAGTAGCAAAAGAACTTCGTTTATCTAATGTTATTATAGCAGACGTTCCATCTGCTGTTACACCAGTAACAGTAAATCCACTATCAATATGTTTATATACATTCCAACTTTGGTTTTCAAATGTTACCCATACATATTGTCCGTTGTCTAATGTGTTAATATCAATATTTAAAATATCGTCTTTATTAACAACAGTATATTTTACATCTTCACTTCTAACATACCCTGCTGTTCTAATTTGTGTTTGACCTTCAGGAATAAACTTAGTTGGAAACGGTGTGTTATCATAATTATTAGGCTTAAGATAAACATCTGTTTCTGGTATATTGTAAACAAGATTATCTGTTTCATCTTCGTTAGTTAATCTAATAGGCTGTGGACTTAATTTAAACTTTTCTTCGCTAAGTTTAATTTCTAGTTCATCAAATCCGTCAGCTGCTCCGTATTGTCCTAGACGCAACGCCCATTCTTCAAAAAATTCTAAACTTTCTTTATCTGTTGCACCTAGTGCGTCAAATAATTTTGTAAGAGCGTTTTTAGTACCTTTGTCATGTATATACCCTTGATAGAATTTATACTGACTTACATCGTCATTAATAATATTAGCAAGATATTCACGTTTTTGATAACCAATTAAATGTTGTGCAATTTCTTGTTGATCTACATCAAAGTTATCAGTATCAAGATCATAAAAATCTGCAAACTGATCAACTTTGTAATTGATATTTGTTAGTAACTGTGCTTCTGGTTTAGCATCAAGTCTTAACCAATCACTCTCTTTAAAATTTTGTATTCCTGAAACTTTTTTATAAGCACTATAATAAAACTCTTTGTTTTTAACTATGCTTCCGATTTCATAATCTTTGTAAGGCTGCCATAAAGTAATTTCAGCACTGTCATATAAGAACCCTGGAATATTTAAACTGCCGTCCCAGTCTGCTGTTCTATATCCTAATAGTTTAATTCGTTCTTGTCTATAACCTGCTTCCTTATCATAAATTACATCTTTAAAATCTGTTTCATTGTCTAGTATAATAACATGTTCAGTCTGCTCAGCAGCTAATTTAATAGCATATATGCCGTCGGCTGTATTTTTAGGCTTAATATTAAATTCGTCATTAGTCCTTGATACAGTTAATACATCTTCTTTAAGTTTGGTTCCGTCTGCTTTAAATATTGAGTAACCAAAGAAGTTATTAAATACATCACCAATTACTGTAAAGTCACGTTTGAATGTTACACCGTCTGCTAGTGGGCTCAATGATATTAAACTTCCGGATTCCCAACCTTGTGTGGTCCAGAACAAAAATTCTTTAGAACTTAACTTAAAGTTCTTGATTGATTGCATATCAGCATCAAACCCGTCAAAGTTAAATCCTAATGATTCTAAGTACCTTTGGTAACCTAATAAAAAGTCAACTACTTCTTGGCTTGTTCTAAGTAGTGTTCCGTATGGTAAACTTAATATTTCTGATTTCCAAGATGTTCTAAAGATTGCTTCTCTTCCACCTTCTGTTGGCAGTGCAGATAGTTTTATAAATTTACTTCCATCAAATGCTTCAGTACTAGTATGCGATTCTTTAACTCTATAGTATTGATCGTTATATTCTACTAGCTGGCTTTCTAAATATTGTTTAGATTCATTCCACTGTACAAATGCTTCACTAACACCACCAATACTTACTACAGGGTCGCCATTAAGTACATTATAGCCATAATATTTAAATACTGGATTTGTACTGTCGTAACCTCTAATTATATAACCTAACTGAGAACGTTCAACAACTACACCACTATATGTAATAATGTCAGTTGGTGAACTCTGCGAAAGTACAATATTGTAATTCTCTTCTGGAATGAATACATTACCTTCATTTAACGGAGTTCTAGAATCTAATATTAAATTAAATTTAGATTTATCTGTAAATCCGCCTAGTCTAAATGATAACTGGTTAGTAATACTTGCTAATTTATTTTGATATTCTGTATAGTTAGTAAGAACATTACTTGCTAGATAGTTTGCAATAAAGTTTACTAAGCCTGCTGTTAATACACGTACATCAACTGCTTGGCTATTGTTTGGAAATTTTAAATCTTTAAGATTAATTCTTTTTGAAGTGTCTGCGTAAACAACTTGTCCTGCATTATTTCTTACAGTTCTAGATCTATCAAATCCTAACCCCATAATTTTTGAAGGTTGATTTAAACACCAAGCTCTTACCAATGCAAATGGATATTCGCTACTTCTACGCCAGGCTGTTTCTGCAGGTGCTTCGTCACCAAATACAAATGGTGTAGATGTTAAACTTCCAATAAACCCTTGAGCGTATCCGCTTTCTAACGGACTTTTTAAATTGCCGCTTTCGTCAACTGGTAAGTGTTGTGTTAGATTAGATCGTTTGTACTGTTCTTTAATAACAACTGATGTATTAGGTTGTCTAATTAAACCGTTTTCAATATCTTCCCATAAAAATAAATTATCTTTAGTATAAGGTGCTGGACCATATACTGTTTCCCACCAACTTGGTTTAGTAAAGAAGCCTTGCATTTCCCACGGATGTGTATGTGGGCGATCTGTATCATATGCTTGCTTATAAACTGATCTCCAATAACCTGGTAATTGCTTACCACTAGGTGATGTCATAAATCTATAATTATATGTAAATGGATTGCCTCTTACATAACCTGTATTTTCTGTATAGTCTACATCGCCAACTGATGCTAACCAACTTGCAAAATCAGTAATTAATGCATTATCGATATCAGTCTTAGCAATACCAGTGTCTCTATCTTCGCCGCCTAAAAATTCATGTATGTTAACAATAGACGAATCGTATGATATTTTAATATTATTGTATATTCTTTTTTCTAGTTCTAGTAACAGGTCATCTCTGTAATCGTCAAATGCTATAATTTTAGATCCGTCATGCCCTTGTATAACTTTTCGAGGTGTTATATATGAATTGTCAGTATGCACACTTGGAACAAATTTAGGATATAGTCCTAACTTAGACGGTGTTGGCGGAATAAACGATCCGTCTGTTGTCTCGTATTCAAATATATTAATTATGTCGCCATTTTGTGTAGTCTTTGTTATTACACAAAATCCTTCATTGTTAAATGTATAATCACTACCGTAAATTATCTGCTCATCATTGATGTAGACTGTAACTGCTCTTACACTTAATGTAGTATTGTCGTGTGTTTTTGTAAGTGCATAAAATTGATTATTTGTATCAAATACAGTATACGTTATTTTCTTTTCGCCGCCTGCAGGTGCCATGTCACTAAAGTAAAATGGCATATCTATATTTCTATTTTGGCTTATTTCTTTTAAGATGTAATCAACATGAGCTTTAACTGTTCCGTCGAAGCCAGTATTTAAACTAGTTTGTAAAAACGTTCTTTTAAATTTTGCATATTCTCTTCTATTAAATTCAAGAGCCTTAATTATATTTGTGTCTTTATCTGTTAAATGGTATAAAGATAAATTAATTGGGCCAGTATGCTGTACAAACTTTTTACCATATATAGCAATGTTTCCTAAATCTCTTAAATTACTATTTCCTGGATACACCCCATTAAAGTTATTAATTTCTTCGACTACTGATCCAATATGATCATTAACTTCGCCTAGTGTAAATGATTCAATATTTTCATTACTTGGATTGCGTTCAAAGTTTGCTGGTATTTCGTATAGGCCGTTTTTATTTTTAATTGTTGCAGACTTAGTTTTGATTAAAACAATGTCATTTTCATCAAGTTCGGAATTAAATACTACTTTTGCATTATGAGATGTTGTATCAATTGTATAGTTAGTGTCTTTAAAATTTAGGGTGTTATTAACAAAAACTTTTATAATTAAATCTGTTAGTTCAGCACTTCGATCATATGTATCAATTTCAAAAACTGTTTGATTGTCTATACTTGTGTATTGTCTTAAAACATACTGACTACTGTTAGTAGGTGCTTTGATCCAAGCATTAACATATGTAAACGAATCAATATCTGTAAACTTTTTTAAGTTACATGTGTCTGTTTTATTTTGAATAAGTGTAGTGCTAATTTCTGTAGCGGTATATGTAAACGTATCTGCTAATAGATTAAAATCAAATACAATATCTCCAACATTAGATATACTTCTATAACTTAACGGAAATCCTAGTTCACTATCATTACTACCTGTGCCAACTTTATAGGAAAATATTTTATTTCCTGTAAATGTTGTGTTAGGATAATAACTTGTATCACCTAAACTATAACCTGAATCGTCAAATAAGTCAAATAACGGTTGTTGGTTGACTTTGGTCTTTTCTTGTGTTTCATTCCATGACGATCCGTTGTAATAAAACATTTTACCTTTGTTACTAACACCATTTAGTACTAGTACTGTTTCATTATTAACAGGTAACGAATCAGTTTCCTCTATTAACGAAATCTGTCTGTTTCCTTTATGTGTTATGAAAGAAACTTTAAATATTTTTCCAGCTTGACGAATATCTTCTTCTGCTGCAAATAACACTCTCATACCATTAACAAGTTTTATTCCGTCAACAGTATATCCTATTGATCCTTCAATAGTTGAAAATATGTCAGTAGTAAATGTATCAACTAAATCTACGTTAGTTTTACTTTGCGAGCCAAATGCATATAATTTTAATCCTGTATTAAATTCAATAATTGGCCTAGATGCTCTTGCACTTTGATCTACTGATATTTCTTGATTATTATATGCCGCTGATTTTTCAATTACATCTCTATGGAACCATCTGTTATGTCTTGACCAAGGACTTCTTTCTGGTGATCCTCTATTAATAACAATGTAATCTTTAATATTTGTGTAACCACTAGCATTATCAAAAGGAAGTCTATCAAAAGAGTTTGTATCAAAAGGTATTGACAAGTCAGTAACATAGCTACTTGTAACTTCTAAATCAGTTTCACTGACTAGTGCAATCTTATCGCCTACTCCTTCAACATACCATTCGCCCTTACTATATTTTTCAGGAGTAACGTTTCCTTGGAACTCTACTTTCATTCCGTTTGATAATGTTAAACCTTTAACAGTAGTATAGTTCTTTTTACCTATAATATCATATTCAACATCAAGGAATGTATTTTCGTCAATGTCTTTAACTTTAATTAATCCACCGTTATTAATATCATTATTTGCAACATAGTATAACAACTCAGGTGCACCTGGTTGTACTGTAAATGTAATTGTTCCTTTTTCTACATTTTGTTGCGAAACTCCGTCATCATAATTAAATTCAGCATCTAGTGTTTTCTTTGTTTTTATTGTAAACGGAAATCCTTCTGAATTAATTTCAAAAGTATATGTTTGACCTCTATATAATGTTATGCTCGGTAATTGTGTTTGTCCGTCTGGTGAAAATATATAAGCAAGGTTATCTGCATTATTAAAAAGATCAACAGTGTATGTACTTTGTACACCACGTGATTGTCCTGCTATACTTACAATTTGTGGACCATTTGGTAGCCAATAATATTCACGGAAGTTAGTAATCTTATCTAGGTCAATATTTGGATTCCAGGCATAATATTCTTGTGCATTAAGACTATCTTGACGCTGAGAATTACCACCAAAGTTTGCTATTTGATTTATATAATCAATATAGTCTTTTCTAAAGGTATAATTACCTAATTCATTTTTAATTACTAAAGACGGTTCTAATTGATAGTTTTCTCTATTATCTGAAATTTCACTAATATACGAATCATCTGCTACAAATGCTTTAGATTCTTTTCGACCAACAAACCCGTTAAGTTTTTCTGCAACACCAGGTTGCACCATTTGATCAAGTGTACTTTCTAAAAACTTTTGATTTGTTTGTGTTCTAAAATATTTAGGAAGTAAAGCAACACTCTTTTTATTATTTTCACCATTATTTGGTAATGGGAATTCCTGCTGGTCATTATCATATGCCATTAGTAACTATAGCCTCCATTGCTTGAACTACTACTTGATGAGCTACTTGAGCTACTTGAGCTACTTGAACTACTACTTAATGCTACTGAAGTAACAGTATTATTGTTGATCTCAGTTACTACAGCACCAGACGCTTTAAGTTTTGAAGCTGTAACCGCTGATATTATTTCTACGTCTGCAACAGTTGATCCGTTAATAAAAATTTCATCTGCTTCTGCTTTAATTTCAAACAAACTACCAAACGCTGAATTTGTTTTATTAGGAACAATAACAATTGACGAAATGTTAGGTGCTAGTTCGTTCATAATATATGTGCTTAGTTCTGAGAAGTAAAATGTTTCACCAAAGTCCCAGTTTTCAAGTGCAAAGAATCTGTTTATCGCCGAAATAACATTTGCCTTAACTTCGTTATCATTAACAACTTTATCAACATTTTTTACTATTTTAAATGTTGCTTGTAAATCAGTATTTGCAGATGTTCCAAACAATGGTTTATATTTTACTGGATGATAAATTACATCATCACTAATTGATTTAATTTTGTTTATTTCGCTACCGTAATTTGTAAACAAACTATCTGACGTAGGTGTTACTGGTTTTAAAGGTATTGCACCTTGTAACCACTGTCTATACAATGTATCATAAGATCTAGTTAGCATATAAACATCAATTATGTTACTACTACTTGGATCAATTCTATTACTTTCGTCTGCGGCGTGTTCATATTGGAAAATAATATTATCTCTTCCAGGATATGCTCTATAATCAACTGTAAGTGTTAACGTTTCAGCTTCTTCATTATATACTTTAAACAACCCAACATCTACAATATAAAACACTGTACCATCAATATACGACGATAACCCTGCTTGTATAATATCATTTTCTGTTGCAACTATTTTTGTAGTTGCTGTTCTCCAACTTACAAATTTATAATCATCAATGCCGTCATAATTTGTATACTTTTGTTGTATTACAAATTTATCAACTAAGTTTGTAGGTGCGCCAACATATTGTGTAAACATGTCTGGGTCATCTACAACACCATCGTCGTCTGAATCAAAAAATCCTACTTGTATTTTTTTACTATCTACGTAACCTTCTGCATCTCTATACTCTTGCAATATTTCCCAATCAAACGGAACTGTAAACGGTTGTGTAGATCCTGGCTGTGTGTTAATAGACATAATTCTAACTTTGTCTTTAACAATTTTATTTGTTTGTGGATCAAATACTTTATCACTACTATCAAAATAAAATCTAATTTCTTTATCACTTTCAAACACATATCTTTGACCATGCGTTGTTATTGTATACGTTTCGCCATCTGTATTAAATAATAACATCCAACTATTATCAAGTTGTTGATTACTAGTATCGCCTGTTTTGCCCATACCAAATGCTGATGTTTTATCTAAATTACTTTCTGTAATTAGGCGCCATAAATTTTCACTAACACTGTATCGTAATCCAAAAGTTTTATATTGGAATATTTGATCAATCATTTGTGTTTGGATATCTGTATCAAGTAGTGTTGCAAATTTTGGAATAATTCTTTCAATTACCGGATATGCATTTGTACCTGCAGGTGCTGCTGGAACTACATCATTAAATACAATTGGACCTCTACCGTCAGCATAATTGGTCTTACCGTTTCCATTAACGCCGGAAACTTTAGTCCACATATATTTGGTTGCGCCCGAGTGTAATGGTTTTCCTACCTCGTCTAGCATCAATGTACCATCAGGCATAAAGTGATAACCTTCGGGCGAAACAAATTTAACCATTGCTCCTGGTTGTATATATTTTAATGTACTACCAGTAAATGTTGATAATGTATATTTTACTCCTTGCAAGTCCATTAAGTAGCCTGTAGAAATATTTTGATCTTTAGTTACTTGTACAAATTGTGCATTTAAGTCTGTAACTACTTGTAATGGAAATTTAGTATAATAAAAATTTCTTAATGACGGATCTAGCAATAACGGTTCAACTGTAGAACTAATAGTTCCTTGAATATCATTACGTGTTGTAAACGTAAAGTTAACTTTGCTATCTAAGTATTGTGTATATATTGCGCCGTCTTTTCCGTATAAATTAGTTTTAGAATATTTTCCCGTAGCGTCTAATAAATCAAAGTATCTTGAAATGCCGCTTGATGTTCTATTAACGGCTTTTACTTTAACTATTTCTTGGCTTACTGATAACGGAGCAACATTATAATCTTCACCAGTTATCATTCTGTTCTGTGTATAGTAAGTAGATGGAGCATTTGATTTTATACTGTCATTGCTTTCGCTTTCAGCAGAATTATCAACTGTGTATTTTAGTTCGTACTCTATTGTTAAAGTTTCTTCTGTTCCAGTTTTACTAAAATAAGGTATAGTAATGTTTATATTAGTCATTTCATCAGGACTAATTACAAAACTTCTATTATCACTTGCTCTATAATATACTTTAAAGTTTCCTTTAGGTAGCGTACCAAATACACCATCACTAAAAATTAAACTAATTCTATCTTGTACTCGAGTTAATACACTATAAACATTTCTAATATTTTTACTTAAACTATTATAAACAATATTGTTACCTTCAACTGAATTAACTTTACTCCAAAGTTCAGTTTCGTTACCTGTGGTGTCTAATTTATACAACCAAACATCACTATCGTTTACATTAATAGCATCAAGATTTACTGTTTGATTAGTACTTGGTGTACTAATTGAAAATGTACCTTGGTCTAATGATCCTTGTCTAAAGTGTGAAAAGAATCCTGTGTTATTACTGCCAGCGCCTTGTCCGTCATCTTGATAAACAAACGCAAAATTATTTCCTGGTAGCGGAGCTTCTTCTAAAATTTCATTGCTTTCAATGTTTGTTGATACTAACTCAAATAACGTTCCTCGTCCACTAATATTTTTTGTAAAGCCAAAGTTCGGAACATCTGTATTAAGTGCATTGAATCTATATTGCTCTGCACTTATACCGTTAACTGTATCTTTCTTAACTGGGCGTCCAACAACACCGTTAGCCGGTAATGCAGAATTTAAAACTTTAATAAATTGTTCATACCAATCTTGGTTTGAAACATCATTCCATACTATAGTTTGCCCTGCTAAGTTATTACCGTTAGAGTCTATAATATCTTCTGACGTACTAATACTTTCCATTTTAAGAAGACCGTTAGCAGATTGGTTACGTTTAGGATTATATGAAAGTAGTCTTGCTAAACGTATAACGCTTTCTCTGCGTTCTGCTAATTCTAAGAAGTTTTCTCTTGCATTAAGATCTGCACGAAAAGCAAGGTTTTGTCCTAAGTATGCAATTAAATCAATTAATGCAAGGTATTCGCTTGATTCAATGTAATCATTAAAATCCTCAGGATAATTTTTCCTTAGGTAATTAATCATTGTACGTCTTAAATTGTCAAAGTCGTAGCTCTGAAAATCAGCATTTTTGAAGGACTGGTAGACTCTTTTCCAATCCTCTGAAATTAATAATTTATTTTGTCTATCTGTTGACGACATTGTGTTTCCTCGCTATAGTGTATTTATTACATCTAGATAAGTGCGTATATTATTTCTGTTATGTAAGTCCATTATCTTCATCAAATTTGAACTGTAGTTTTTCAGATATGTTATACGGCAAATATGTAAGTTCACACTCTATTTGTAGCCCGCTTTCGTATGGTACTACATCAATTGCTGTTACTGATACTCTTGGGTCAAAGTTAACAATCTGTGTAACATTTTTTACTATTGCAGATTTTAAATTTTCTGTAAGAGGTTCAAAAAGTACGTCCCATATAATAGTACCAAATTCGGGGTTTTCTAGTTTTTCACCTTGACGTATGTGAAAATGATTAATAAGGTCTTGTTTAATAAGTGCAATATCATAAAGTGTATTAGTAGAGTTCTCTGGATTAGTCGTTGATATGCCTCTATACGCCCTGCTTTCTACTACAGCTCGTGGCTTCTTATTTGTACTAACGTCTACTGTTTTATATAATTTTTTTTCTTTTGTACTCATGTCTATATTTACCTACTATTGCGGACCAGCTGCAGGAGCAGATATTGGTTCGTCTACCCGCTTACCGGCTTCAATATTTGTGCCTGCGGGCTCTGTAGTTAATGATGCTTGTGGAACAAGTTCGCCATTAACTATCTTGCTATAAAATCCTTTTCCTATACCAATACGTCTGCTTGTTTCTGCTCCGCCTTGATTAGCATAACCTACAGCCTTTCTAAACGATTCACCTAATGCCGAAAAACTAGCTTCTGCTGGACTAATACCTTTGCTTTTAATATAAGCAACAGCAACTTTAGTTGCAATGATAGGATCATTTACTAGATCAGGATTATCTACAATTTGCGGTGTTCCAGCTTTCTTTCCGTATGTTTCATAATTGCCTTTAAATGTTAACTGTATTAGTCCTCGACCTCTATATTTGTAACCTTCATTTTGAGCGTTACCGTATCTATTACCATATAAAGTATTACCAATTGCCGCAGGGCCTGCATTTGCAAGTTCTTGTGCAAAAGCGTCTGTTTTAACACGACTTGGATATACTTGACGTAATCGTTTAGCACTATAATTTAAGTTTTCACTTCTAGGTTTAAAACTACACTCTGCTTGAGGCTGTGCCATTGCCATTGCAAGGTATTCTGCATTACCTGCTGTTACTCCTTCGGGATTATTATTAGGATTAGCACTGTTTAAGCAAGATGCAGGATCAAGACCAAGTGCTGTTATAAGTTGATTTAAGAAGTATTGCTGTAAGTCTGTTATTGGTACAGGTTTAGCAGGTTGATCGCCAACTGGACCTACTTCTCCTGGAACTACTGATTGTGGACCATCAGCGTTTGCTGTTTTTCTATATTCGCCACTTACGGGCTGTTCGTCTCTTGCATCATTAACTAGTGGAGTTGACTCCCTTAATGTAGGACTAGGTGATGTAATAGGATTAGTTTTACTTGGTGTAAATGTTAGTGGATCTAAACTTTCATGTCCTAACCATGGTTCGTGTTGTGGAACTCTAACAGGGAATAAAGCAGGCGCTGCTACTAATGCTTGAGATGCTTCTGTTGCTTCTGCCGCCGAAGTTGCTGCTGGACCATTCATGTGTATTTCTGTCGCTGTTTCGATATGGTTTCCGCCGCTTAATATTTGTGTATCGCCTTCGGCTGTAAAATAATTATATCCTGGCGTATTAAGATCTAAGTTTGCTTGTTTATCTTTTCTATCACCTACAGTAAGAATATCAAGTGTTGCGTTACTTGTTATAGAGTGAGCATCAGTAACTATTAAGTCTCCTGATCCTCCAACAAATAATTTTTGATTAGCGCCAACAAACTGATCTAAATCTGCACCAACATCAATTTTACTGTTAACACCAATTTTTACATCACTGTTTACAGCCGCTGTCATTTTATAGTCTCTGCCAGCATTAACATTAAAATCTCTACTTGCCGACATATTGATATCTCTGTCTGCACTTATGTTTAAATCAACTGAAGTTCTAATAGATATACTGTCATCTGCAAAGATATCAATTTTACCGTTAGAAGACATTTCAATCCAGGAACTACCTCTAGCATTACCTATGTAAATTAAGTCTTCTGAATTATGTAATAATATTTGATGGCCTGTTCTAGTACGCAACCTTACAGATTCATTAAATGGTATAGTTGGCAATCCGTCTGTTTCGTCAAGTAATACATTTGCATATTCTGATGGGCCCGAACTAGCAAAACTTTTTCTTAAAAGTTTATCATCACCGTCGTCAAATACTAACGAAGTTCCTCCTAGTCTTGCTGAATGTATATTATCTTTAGCACCATATACCCCTTGTGGTGATTTAGGTGCACCGTCCCTTTTATCTAACGGTCCAGGAGTTGACATACCAAATACCATGCTAGGAACTTCACGCCTTGCACTTGCATTTGATAGTCCTCGAATTTCGTCTCTAAGTAACCCTTGAGCACCGAGTGTAATTTCAAAATCTTTGTTAACTGGTTTTAAATATGTACTTGGTATATTTCCTGAAACTACACCAGGCACAGCTTTGTTAAATTCTCCGACTGGCAATCTCTGTTCTTGATCTTCATTATTAAACTTTGATCCAGGACGAGATTCAGGAATTGTAAAATTCATATATGCGTCTTGTATACATCCAATCCAGTACCCATTACTAATATTGCCTTCAACAAATATTACCATAACCTTAGTTCCTACGTCAGGCGGAACTGCCCAAAACCCTGATACTTGTTGCGTGTTTTGGTAGGTGTCATTTTTATTATTTCCGTTTAACGGAGTACTATTATAAAAAGGCGACATATAAGAAACTGTAACAACTTGTCCAGTACGCTCTGGTTGGTTACCAGATGATGAATTCTTTAGTAATTCGACTTGTAAAGAACCCATAAATTTAGTATCAAGATGGCTTACAATTATTGCTTCGTACGGTCCTGCATTCATCGGAGCCTTTGGTAATACTGATCTTCTTTCTTGTGCCATATTCTATTGCGCCCCTATCTTATTAGATCCTTCGCCACTTAACGATGTTTCGTTACTGCCTTCTTTAATTACTGTTTCGGAATTTGGTGTTCCTAATGTTCCAGTATCATTTTCTTGGTTAGCTATTCGAATTGCTTTTAATGTTTGTTTAAATTGTCCACCCTGAATTAAATTTGCTACTTGGAAAATTCTATATAATCCACTAAATGCTTTTACTGGTTGAGTATCGCTTGGAAATTCCATAGACCCATCTTGGGCATCGCCTGATTTATAATCAACAGGAGTTCTAAAATTTAATTTCATTAATACTTCGTATTGCTCGTGTGACGGAGTATTATCAATAGTAAGTGATTTTTTAAATAGTGGATTAGGTAAAGCTGAATAGTTTCCTTGACCACTATCTGCTAGAAAAAATGGATCTCCCATAATTTCCATTTCAATGTTTATTAAGTCAACATTTGAGTTTACTAGTGCTTCTTGGAAGTCTCTTGCTATTCTAACGGCCGTAGTATTAGTTCCTCTGCCACCGCCTGAAAATCCGCTGTCTTGATTATCAGCTTGTCTTGATTGTGACGACCCGGAGTCACTTTTTACGTCTCCAACACCGTCAGCTGTTTTAACTTTTACCGAATCATTTGGCTTAGCAGAATCTACAGTAGATAACTTTTCAGCAGCTGAACCTTCACCGATATCTGAAGATATTGATTTATAATATGCATTATCAAGTGTAATATCAAAGTTTAATATATCTTTGTTTAACCCAGAATAGATGTAATTGTATTCTTTAACAACTCTTTTTGTTTTTGCTTTTATTCCTGTAGCAGGTGCATTTGTAGCTTTAAAAATAGAAGCATCAACAAAGTATGGATATACTCTATATACAAATAACCTGGGATGTTCTCCGGTTGCTGTCACAGCTTCAGGGTCTTCGTTTAGAAATACCTGTGTGTCAATTCTAAACCACGGTATATCACCTTCAGAATTTTCTTTAGTAAATGCGGATATTGCTTTACCGTAGTCACTTAATAAAATTAGTTCTTCTATTATTCTTTCAATTGACGCACCTTTAGCAAAAGTAAAAGTTTTAAATTTATTACTAATCGAAAGTTTGTCGCTTCTAAAAACTTTTTTCTCTTTATCGTGTGTGAACTTAGATAGCCCAAACGGAACATCACCTTGATCAATAAAACTTCCTGTTATTTTAGCTTTACCAATATCGTTTGCGTTGTCAAGAGATTCTGATTGTTTTTTAACAGCCTCTTCTGTTGCTGTTTGTTTTTTGCCGGCTGATATTGCTAATATTCTTTCTCTAAATTCTTCAAAGTTAGCAGGTACTTTCTCATCGGAGCCACTAATACTTTCGTATAACTTTTGCATATATTCTTCTTCTGTAGTAGCTGCGCCTTCTTCATTAGTTAATAATGTTGACAGCTCTTTTGGAAATAAAAATACATATTGATCTGGTGATTTAATTTGTTTTTTATCTTTTTGTGTTAACAATCGTTCGTTAAGAACTGATGACAAACTTTGTGCTCCTGTCTGTAACAATGTTAACATATTATCACCTGTTAATACTACATCAGTTTTAACAGTTTGTATTTCATCCGATAATGCTGTTTCATTCCATGCTACTGCTCTAACAGCATAATGGCTTCCGCCCTGGTCAACTCTTAAAGAGGAATTAATTAACTTAATTGGAAAGTGCCTTATTTCGTTTGTTGGTATAATATTACCATCGTCATCGTAACCTACAAATTTAATACTTAATAAAAAAGGAGCTCTATTATATGAAGAATCATCACCGTTTGCTTGCTTTACAGCAGCTTGAAGTGTTTGATAAAATAATCCCATACTGTAAGGTTCAGTAATATCAAAGCCGATCATAGTAGCATTAGTAGTACGTGTTCTTGTTGTAGGCATCATAATTGTTGCAATATCAATATTATCAATAAAGTATTCAATCTGCTTACTGCCAGTTTCGTATGCTGTTAGCACTTTTTTAGCGCCTGCGCCGCCACCGGACTGTAATATAATTGCACTACCTGAGCCGGTTATTCTATATGTTAAGTCTGGATTGTTAACTTCATAAGGACTTAGTGCTGACAATGTTATAATAGTATTAGAACTAGAATATTTTTCTAATGTGTTAGGCAGTGGCAAGCCGCCAAGCATTTCTCTAAAAAAGTCTTCAGCATTTTGATTACCGGAAGATTTGTTACTTTCCTGTGTCGGCTTTTCTGTTGATTCTTCTGTAGGAGGTGTGCCGCTACTAACTTCTATGTTTCCGCCATTGTCAGCCAATTTATACTCCTAAAAGTCTTTTTAATTTTGAATCTTGTGGAAGATAAATTTCAGTGCCTGCAATCATGTCATAGATTGGATCTTTAATTACATCCATATTACGTTGTGCAAAAACCCACCATAATTTGCTGTCACCGTAAACGTCATATGCTAGTAAGTCTGGTCTATGTGTATATTGAGGTTGTATAGTATATAACACATCATCCGACTCTTTTGGAACAGGTCTGATTTTTAAAATTCCTAGGTACTCTTGACCCTCAATTTTAGTAGTGTGCCACGGACTGCTTGTTGTATATGTTGCCATTAAATGTACCCGTTACCTTTTCCAATATAGTCGCCGTTAACAAATGAACTCATACTAAATGCTTGTACTTTACTACGAGAGTAAACTGGTGATAATGTTACCGCTACTTGGCTTTGTGCCGGAACAAAAGAAAAGTTGCCTCCGCCTTCTGGAAAGTCAGTTTTTAAGTAATCAACATCTGCTGGCATATCAACTGTAAAGTTTTTAATAATACACGAAACATCATTAAACACAAAGTCTCCATATCCGTTTAGTTTAACAACTGGTGGCGGATTACCTGAATTATCGCCGGTACCATAAAACATCTTAGTTACTGTTCGTAGGTAATGCACAGCAGCACACCAATATCGTGCTTCTTCTGAATTTTGAACAAAAAAGTCGCCTGTAATAACCATATCATCCACTTGTGATGATTGATAGTTGTAAAACGGATAATTACTATGTATAGGCTGCAAAGCATTATAATTTGCACTATGACTCATTAAAATTGTTGGAGTGTAAGGAAAACATAAGCCGCCTGTTTTATTTAAAGGAGCAAATGCTTTATTATCTTTATTCGTTATAATTTTTGGAATGCTTAATTTGACTCGCCAATCATTGCCTTCATCTTCTTTAATACTTGCTGAGGCAAAATCTGCTTTCAGCGGATCACTACTAGGTCCGCCACGTAACAACTTACCAAGGCCAGCTGCATCGGCAATATCTTCTAAAGCACCTTTTCCTGCATCCACTAAGGAATTACCGGTCTTTTCTAATGATGAGCCAAAACTTTTGCCTGCTTTTTGTAATGCTGAACCAATTGACATATTACTCTCCTATATAAAGTATTTAGTTGACTTTATTAACAGAGTAGTTTATAATAGATACTAACAACTGGAGAAACTATGAGAAAAGTAAATTATTTAAATAATAAAGACATACTGAAAGAAATACACAAGTCTAAATCTAAATTTAGCAGTTTTACCGAAGAGTCGTTTGCTCAATTTGATATCATACTACCATCGATTGACAAAATTAACATCAGAACCATTGCTGAAGCAAAACGTAATAAAGCAAAAAGATTGCAAGTAGAAGCATTTGATGCGTCTAAACTAGCAGGTGAAAAGCGTAAACAAGCAGAGTTTGAAGTCGATTATCGTAAAATTAGCAAATACGAACTAGTATTTCGTATTATGTCATTTGACCATATTCCTGAAGAGCCTGGTCGTAAGAAAAATCCTAAAACAATAGCAGATACAAAAACTAAACTTAATTTTCCGCCGTTTGTACACTACATGTTTAATGACAAGGACGAACTAGAACTGGTAGGTAAGAGTCATTGGATTGGTGGTATGGGTAACGGATACTTTTCTAAAGACCATACACAGGTAACAGAAAAACTTGCTCGCATGTGGATGAAGTTATGTGACAGATATGCCACCAGAGGTAACGTTAGAGGTTATACATATAACGACGAAATGAAAGGGCAAGCAATTTTACAACTTGCTCAGATCGGCTTACAATTTGACGAATCAAAATCAAATAATCCGTTTGCATATTACACTGCCGCTGTAACTAACAGTTTTGTACGTGTTATTAATATTGAAAAACGTAATCAGAACATTCGAGATGATATTTTAGAAATGAACAATATGAATCCTAGTTATACTAGACAGCATAGCGGAGAATGGGAAGCACAACAAAAAAGAGAAATGGAAAAAACCTCTAAATAGGGGCTTGACATTTGTCTATATTTACGTTATACTATTAACTAAGATTAAAGGACTTTATTTTGTTTAAAAAAGCTGCTGTCTTTACAGACATACATTTTGGACTAAAAAGCAATAGTCGTTTGCACAATGAAGATTGTGAAACGTTTATTGACTGGTACATAGAAACTGCAAAAGAGAACGGGTGTGAAACCGGTATTTTCTGCGGTGACTGGCACCATAATAGAAATAGTCTAAACTTGAATACTATGGATTCAACTATCCGTAGCATGGAAAAACTTGGAAAAGCATTTGATCAATTTTTCTTCTTTGACGGTAATCATGATTTGTATTACAAAGATAAAAGAGATGTTAATTCTACAGCATTTGCAAAACACATTCCGGGTATTACATTTGTTGACGAATTTACAGTAATTGAAGATGTTGCAATTGTACCTTGGTTAGTAGGCGACGAATGGAAAAAGATACAAAAGTGTAATGCAAAGTACATGTTTGGTCATTTTGAACTGCCTAGTTTTTATATGAATGCATTAGTAAAAATGCCTGACCACGGAGACTTGCGTCCTGAACATTTTAAAAATCAAGAATATGTGTTTAGTGGACATTTCCACAAAAGACAACAACAAGGAAAGATTCATTACATTGGTAATGCAATGCCTCACAACTATGCAGATGCATGGGACGATGATAGAGGAATGATGATTCTTGATAGAGAAAATGATAAAGAGCCCGAATACATTAATTGGCCTGACTGTCCAAAGTATCGTACAGTAAAACTTAGCCAGTTACTTGATCCAAGTTCCGATATTATTAAAAGTAAAATGTATCTTAGAGTTACGATAGATTTACCTATTAGTTACGAAGAAGCAAGTTTCATTAAAGAAACGTTTATTAATGAACACGGATGTAGAGAAATTAGTTTAATAACTCAACAACAAATTGAAGAAATGTCTACTGAACTTGATATTCAACAATTTGAAAGTGTAGACCAAATTGTTGCTGGAGAAATATCTGCACTCGACACTGAAAACTATAACAAGAAAACGCTATTGGATATTTATAACGAGCTATGATAAAACTTAAAGATCTTACTGTAAAGAATTTTATGAGTGTGGGTAATCAAACCCAAGCTGTTGACTTTAATAAAGAACAACTTACACTTGTACTAGGTGAAAATTTAGATCAAGGCGGCGATGACAGCGGCTCACGTAATGGTACTGGTAAAACTACTATTATTAATGCACTTTCATATGCGTTGTACGGTTCAGCACTTACTAATATTAAACGCAATAACTTAATCAACAAAACAAACTCTAAGGCAATGTTGGTTACGTTACACTTTGAAAAAAATAATATAGACTACAGAATTGAACGTGGTCGTAGTCCCAATATTATGAAATTTTATATTAACGACCAAGAACAGCAAATGGTCGATGAATCACAAGGTGATAGTAGACAGACACAAAAAGATATTGATGGCTTGTTAGATATGAGTCACGACATGTTCAAACACATTGTTGCACTTAATACATATACTGAGCCGTTTTTAGCAATGCGTACAAACGATCAACGTGCTATTATTGAACAATTGTTAGGTATTACATTATTGTCTGAAAAGGCAAATACACTAAAAGACGAAACTAAAAAAACACGTGATGCTATTCAAGAAGAAACAATGCGTATTAACGCTGTACAGTCAGCTAACGAAAAAATCGAAGCAACAATCGGCGGATTACAAAGTAAGCAAAAAGCATGGCTCAGTAAACGTACTTCTGATGTCTTAAAATTAAAAGAAGGTATCGACGAACTAGAGCATTTAGATATTGATAAAGAGTTAGAATTCCACGAAAAATTATCAAACTGGAATGAACATAATACAGCTATTATGGCTCTTAGAAAAGAACTAAGCACACTGGAACCTGCATTAGTACGTGCTGATAAAAGTGTCAATAAGTTAACTAAAGATATTGCAGATTTAGAAGATGCAACATGTTACACTTGCGGACAAGAGCTTCATGCAGACAAAAAAGCTGAAATTGAGGCAAAGAAAGTAAAAGAATTAGATGACGCAGTTACATATCAAAAAGAAATAAGTGACAAACTAGTTGATGTTGCAAAAGGCTTAGAAGATATCGGTGACATTAACGGCAAGCCTACTACATTTTATGAAACAGCAAAAGAAGCATATGAACATAGACAAAATGTTGATGCTCTTAAACAAGCATGGGAAACAAAGAAGCAAGAAGAAGATCCTTATCAATCACAAATAGACGATCTTAATAACGAAGCAATACAAGTAATTGATTGGGCTCCTGTTAACGATCTTACTGACTTTAAAGACCATCAAGAGTTTTTACTAAAACTATTAACTAACAAAGACAGTTTTATACGTAAAAAGATTATTGATCAAAACTTAGCATACCTTAATAATAGATTAACATACTATCTAGATAAGTTAGGATTGCCGCACTTGGTTATTTTCCAGAATGACCTAAGTGTAGAAATTACGCAACTTGGTCAAGACTTAGACTTTGATAATTTATCAAGAGGCGAGCGTAATAGATTAATATTAGGAATGAGTTTTGCATTCCGTGATGTTTGGGAAAGTTTATATCAAAAAATTAATTTGATGTTTATCGACGAACTAATTGATAGCGGAATGGATACCGCAGGCGTTGAAGGTTCGCTTGCTGTTTTAAAGAAAATGGGACGAGAAGGCGGAAAGAATGTATTCTTAATCTCGCACAAAGATGAATTAATTGGTAGAGTTAATAACGTACTAAAGGTAATAAAAGAAAACGGTTATACCAGTTATGAAAATGACATAGAAGTTTACGAAGAATGATTGAAGACGACACACATGATAAACTAACTAAAATGTATCTTGCGTATTTCAAGGAAAACGAAAAATTTGAATCACGAAATTCAGTTAGAACACATCAATCAGCAAGACGATGTCTAAGAGAAATTAGACGTCTTGCAAAGGTACGTATGGACGAAATACATACAACTCATTTAGAAAAACGATCTAAAAACCACAACGACGAAGGCACGAATTAAGGCTACGGTAAGTAAGTTCATGCAGTGGACTTATAAAGGAAAACAATTGGAATCTATTCCAGAAGAATATGAAGGATTTGTTTATCTTATTACTAATACTACTACAGGGCAAAAATACATAGGCAAAAAACTAGCAAAGTTTAAAACTACTAAGCCACCACTCAAAGGCAAGAAGAACAAACGTAGAGGCTACAAAGAAAGCGACTGGCGAACATACTACGGTAGTTCAGACAGACTAAACGCAGACGTAGCAGCACTAGGCGAAGGCAAGTTTACAAGAGAAATACTATACCTATGTAAAGGTAGGGGCGAAATGTCCTACATAGAGGCAAGAGAACAATTTGATAGGCGAGTACTCGAAACAGATGATTACTACAATGGTATCATTAATGTTAGAGTAGGCGGATCAGATAAACTCAAACAGGCATTGCTAGAACATCACATACAGGCAAAACATTCCAACACATAAGGTTGGCGGGCCAGACTAAGAATACCGCTGTGGAAAAAGCTCTCGTATAGAAGCACACGTACATATTGATTGACACACCAGAGTGTGGAAGCCACCAAACAAATTGGGCTCACTAGTTGATATAGATTGAATGTTGGCAGTCG